AGAAAGATTGGAATGTTGCTATCTCAATTTGACAAGAAAGAAAGAACTACAGACTCTATTCTAAATGAAATGAGCAAGGTAGCTAATTTACAAAGTAAGCTTAACTTGATTAAAGAATCAAACGCATACAGTAATCCTATCATAAAGTCTAAGGTAGATAATTACGAAACCTCACTTAAAAGTGGATCACCTGAATTCAAATTATATCCTTCCTTTATTAATGATTTCACTAAACATATACATGAATCTTCAGTTAAATCTGCAGTAGATCAAGTAATTAATATAGTTGAAAATAAATCTACTGATTTTGAAGTATTAAATACTATTCACATAATGAGCGAAGCTAATTCCAGAACTCCTATATATGAGTCAATTGCTGATGCATTAAAGAAATCGCTTGCTGAAAACAAATACAGCGCGGATATCATTAACTTGATGCATGGAGAGTCTAACTTACCATTGGTAACCCAATTAGTTAATAACTTACGAGTTATGGAAGCTAGCAAGGACGGTTCATTTACACTAGGAGCTGGAAACTCAGACACTAACATTAAAAATACTATTGCACCGTCTACTAGAATCAAGAATGGAATATTAACGTATATTGATAACAGATTTATTAAGATCTCTGAATCTACTAAATTATCTGGTAACGAAACAGAAGTACACATTAACGAACATTTCACAATTGCTACGATGGATCCAGAATTTATTAAAGCTAAATTTCCTAGGTTATATAGCCTATCTGAAGCATTTACGAGTTTAGGATTCAATCAACAAACTTACAAAAATGGAGTAGAAAGTAGTTCAATAAGGAACTTTAAATTAGGATTACGAATTAACGAATCCAAAGGATTAGATATATATGTAAACGACAACAAAATAGAAGGAATAGATTCCATTAATTTGACTGAGGCGTTAGCGATGGAGACTCCAGACGTTAGAAATAGAGTTGAATATGTTTTTGAAAATTTATCTAGCATTTTTTCATTTGAATTTATTAAGAATATTACAAATGACAGAATGTTATCTGAAGCTACAGTTTTTGAATTAGGAGGAACCTATATTATATGTGACAAACCTAATTCAGCAGATAGAGTTTGGAATAAAGTTGATGAGTCTGAAATGTCAAATTTCTTTAATAATAAATTCCAATATGACATTAGCAATATATTCTCAACTAAAATTGATGAAGCGATTGAAACTAAAAGAAAGATAGAAAAGACTAAAGCTGCTATTCTAGAGAATATTAATAAACTTGAAGGTTCAGTTTCTAAATTAGATGAAACTATCAAAACTGGAGACGTTGATGCTAGTAGAGTTGCGGAATTAGAAAAACTTAAAACTTCTATTAACGAATCTATTTCTAAATTGAAAGAAGATTATATTAATGTTGATTTAGCTAAGTCTGAGGTTAATGAGCAGAGAGACTGGTGGAGCGTAATACTAGATCCGTTAGGACTAGCAAAGGACGCAGCATCAGCAGTTGTTAAATACGCTCCTAAGATTGCCAAAGCTCATAAAGAGGGATTTGACGCAATATGGAAAACACACCAGAAAGCAATAGAAACTGCATACGACGCGTCATTAATTCCAGAAATTAAAAAAGGAATAAAGGAGCTTATTAAATCAAAAGTATCAAAAGTAGACGAAGGAGAAATGCCAGCAGGTCTTAAAGCTTATCACGAAAAGAAAAAAGCTAAAAAGTCTAAAAAGAAAGACGATAAAAAAGACGAAGAAAAAGAAGACGCTAATGAGTCCAAAATATACGAAAGTAAATTAAATAGCCTTATGGCAAAATACGGAAGAGTAAATTCTTAATACTTATATAAATTTTAAAAAGCGAATAATTAATTATTCGCTTTTTTTATGCTTACTGAAACGGAAGTATAATTCATAGTATAATAAAAATATGAAACATACCAAAACAATTTTAGAAGAAGCTAATGAGATCGTAAATAATAGATCTGAGGAAGCAAATCGAAGTTACGGACCCTTTTCTGAGGGCATGGAGCGCGCTGCAATGATATTTAATGGCATGACAGGACATCAGATATCAGGTGGTGATATGTTCAAAGCACTAATTGCATTGAAGTTCTCTCGTGAGTCCTATAATCATAAGAGAGATAATTTACTTGATGCGGTAGCATATATTCAAGGATTAGAAAACTACGAAAATCAAAAGAATGACTAAGAAAACAGTGGCAACATCAAAAGTTAATGAAATTCTTGATAGCCTTAAAACAGTGGATGACTGTGGAGCAGCATCCAAAGTAATAGACTTTTATGAAAGTGAATTTCATAACGAAAACGAGTTCATTAAAGACTGCAGAAATTTCTTATGTGATAAAACATTTGAAATATATTTAAACAATAAAACTAATAGAAATGGAAGAAAACAAGTTAAAGTTTAGAGAAGGTACATATGATTCTGAGATATATGATGAAAAGGATTACGATATATGTAATTTTAAAGAAGGAGATATATGGCTAGACGCCGGAGGAAATATCGGAGCATTTGGAATGAAATATTGCGGACTTGTTAAAAAAATAATAAGTTATGAACCTGAATCTGATAATTATAACATAATGTGCGACCACTATAAAATAAACGGTATCACCAATATAGAAACAGTTAATGCAGCATTAGTTGAGAATAATGATGAGGTACGAACATTCTATCTAAACAATAAAAAAAATAAGGGAATTCATTCGTTTTATGTAAAACGAGGAAGGGAGCAAGTCCAAGTTAAATGTGAAAACTTTAACAACTCTATTGATAAATGGAACATCAATAAAATAAAAATGGATATTGAAGGCGGAGAGTATGATCTTCTTATGAACTTTGAGCATTGGGATAAAATAGAAGAAATAGTATTCGAATGGCACCGTAAACATTTAGGTGACTTTGAGAATATTAGATTTAATCAATTAATAGGTCACATTAAAAGTAAAGGATTTAATGTCAGTCATCCTCCTGTAAAAGGAAATTGGGCAACAATTGTACACGTAACTAAATAATATTATGAAAAAAATAGCACTAACTTCAGTATTCGCAAATCTTACCTACAACGACAAGAACCATAGGGGACTAGAGGCAATGTTCATCAAAAAAATGATGGAAGAAAAAGGAGTACAAGTTGACTGTGTTGGTTATAAAAATAGAAATATGAAGGATCTTGATTTCTATCACAATTATACGGACAACGATTTCTCAGAATATGGAGCAGTTATCGTTCAACTATCTACACCTAACTTCTTTGGAGGAGTTATGGGAGAACATTGTGAAACTATTTGTAATAACCTTGCAAAATTTAAAGGAAAGATTTATTTCCTTATCAACGATCCACGTATCCCACCAATGAATTACGCAAAGACCATTTCTGATAGATTTGATTTGTGTAATGATGCGGTTGAACCTTGGGAAAATATTCTTAAGACGGCAACTCACTTATTTGCTGGAAAAGATATCAAGCAGTTCTTAGGATATGAGCCTGAAAATTGGCAACGAGTAGATTGGTTCACTTATATTTTTAAGGAACGATTTACTAAGAGTAAAGACGGTGAAGGAATGGACATGCAACTATGGGAAGAAGCAGATCCTAATCTAGAAAAAGAATATGATCTAGTTTACTTTGGAGATAAGAGAGGATCCTTCAGAGAAAAACAATTGAGAAAGTATTTCCCTGAAGATACAAATAATCTTAAAATTGGATATAAATCTGATAAAGTTCCTGGAGAGTTCATGAAGAAGCTAAAACATGAGGACCTGATGACCCAATTAGATAAAGTAAAGGTTTCATTTATTACGGGAGATGAAGAACACCTTGACAACGTAACAACATATAGGTTCTACGAAACTCTTGCATCAAGTTGTTTAGCTGCAATCCAAATTGAATATGATCCAGAAAAATTACTTATTCAGGACCCGGTTCTTAAGGACTTATTATATGTATCTAATCAGGCAGACGTTAAGAGATTAGTTGAAGCATATTCACCAGATCTTATCAATCGACAGCGAGCTGAATTACGTAGAATATTCGGAGTATAGTAAAACCTTAATATAGGGGTTTTTTTTGTTTACATGGTTGAATAAATAATAAAAATAACTATACGCTCATGCGCCATATAATACCGTATGTAGATAATAGCCAATCGTTTGGAATATCTAGCCCTTCTTATGGAGATTTATACATTACTGAATCACAAATACTACAAAGAGCAGATTCATTGATTCCTGGGGATATTCTAATACACTTGGAAATAAATCAATTATTGGAAGAAGGATTTAAAAAAGTAGATCAATATCATAGGGACTTGCTTAAAGGTAAGAATAACTTGTTAAGTAAGGCCGCTCATCTAATATCAGATGATCAGATGATCAAACTACAAGAACGTATTAAATATACAATTGATAAGCTTAAAACAAATAGAGTGAATGAAGACGCAACTGAAGTTGCAACTGATCCTACTAAAGTAGAGTCTGAGATAGGTGATGTGGATAATGTAATGAAAAACATAGAATCTACGACTAACTTATCGGCGTCAAATGGATCAGCGGGCGGAATACTCGGAATGCTTAAGAGTCTAATGAGTGCTTTAACCGAAGGCGGATCGTTTATAGGAATAGTTCATTTTATTTTAGATATATTAGGATTGGTTGGAGATTTCTTTTGGAATGCAGGTGCAATCGCTGATATATTAAATGGATTAATATATATGTATAGAGCAATTACTGGAGACACTAGCAAATGGATACTATCTCTTATTTCTTTTGCCGCGGCTACTCTACCATTTGCCGGAACTATTATGAAGCAAATGTTCCAAGCAAGTAAGGTTGGAAAGTCTGTAGTAAAAGTAACAACTGAATATATTGGAACCGCTACGAAGGTGGCAAGTAAATCTGGAAAAACAATAATTAAAGATACAAGTATTAGGGGAAGAAAACTTATAATTTCAGACGAAGCTGTTGAATTACTAGCTAAAGCAGGTCCGGAGACTTCAGATGCTCTTTCGTATATTGGTAAAACATCTAAACAATCTCTACCCCTAGCTAAAAGAGCTCTTGATGGATTCTTTAAAGACTTCTTAGGACTAATAGTAGGATGGATACCATTAATAGGAAAACCACTTTCTAAATTCTTCGCATCTATTTCAGACATGTTCAATATATTCTTTAAAGATTCTATGAAGTTCGCAGACGACATTCCAAAAATTATTAGTAAATCAGAATTAAAGTTAGTAGATGATTTCTTCAAGGAAGCAGCAACCAGTGGTAGTAAAATTATTAGAGAAGGAGATAATTTACTAGTAACTGGTAGAAGTGGAGTGATCATTGCCGAGTTAGACGGGAAACTTCTAAAGGGAGCAGGTTCACTTACCGCAAGATATGGACCAGAGCTAGGTAACCGTATAGGTAAGGAATATATTACTAGAACCGGAGACAACATTCTTAATTTTTATGAAGGTCTAGGTAAAAACTATACATCAATTTCATCAAAATACGGAAAGTATGTTAAGATGGGAGTAGCAGGGTTCACCTTTAGTAGTAAATTGGCATGGTTTGTCGGAAAGCAAATAGCTAAACTATTTGTAGGATTCGATAGTTCAAAATTATCAGATTCATTTTATGAAACTAATGGAGCCATTGAAATACATCGAGCAATGGAAGAGAAAAGAAAGGAAATGCTAGCCAACAATCCAGGATCCTCATATGTTATACCAATACTAGATTCTATAGAAGATCCTAAATCGATTAACGTATTGACAGGATATCAACAGCATCTTGCAGATAAGATTGGCCAGCCGGATTTAGGTATTGTTTCATATGCTGCAAATAGAACAAAGGATGATCTTCCAGAAGACGTAGTTGAGTTTTTTAATTTTGCATATTCAGATAGAGAAAAAGAAGCCGATAACGTATCAAATAGTAAACGTCTTAGTATTGACAAACAATACCAAAAAGAAAGTAACTCATCATTTAAACATATATCAAAATTTAGATTATAAAACTAATACAATAAACAATAAAAAAGCCAATCATAAGATTGGCTTTTTTATTTTATTATGTTTTATTAATTATGGTTTTTGATTTATTCTTGATTTTATTGACTTAACGTCTGTGGGTGCTTCACCTCCGGATATTACCTTCCACCACGTTGATGCAAGCGTTCCCATGTCTCCTCCTAGCTCATCTGCTAATACCGCATCTACTGATCCTCCAGTTAACTTTGAGTATTCTTCTTTTACTCTGACTGCTGCTTCTGCAGTCATTGAAGTAATAATCAATGCCATCGCTAATTCTTCTTGGTTTGTAGTATTACCCCAGAATCCTGTTCCTTCCTTTAGTTCATATATCATAGATGCTAGTTCTTCTTCTCCTTGTAACTTAACACTATCTATATACGCTTGTGGATCTGCTGCAAGCGTATCATACCATCCCATTACCTCACTAAATTTTCCAAATCCTGATGCATCCGCTGCGCTTGTTCCTGATTGAATATTATCTCCAAACTCTGCTACTTTTTTAGTTGCTGCTAGTGTTGCTGCCTTAGTTGGAGTAATTTTTGCAAATTGTAATATCTTATTAGCTAAACCTGGGGAAGTTTTCATTAAGAAATCTGAAGCTCCTACTGCGAATGTGCCAGATTTAATTCCTTTGGCTTTATTTGCAACTCTAGTTAATTGAACTCCATTAACTGTTCCTGATGCTCCGTTTCCTATTGCCATTACTTTATGAGCAACCATCTCTCCTTTATATGTATGTTGAACAGTATCTCCTACTTTTACAGCCTTTCTAAGATTCCTTAGTTGTACGGCCGATGTTAACTTAGAAAATCCAGGAATTCTTGCAAGTACTCCACCTACTCCTTTGGTTGCATTAGCCACTTTCTTTCCTTTAGATACTACGTTAGCAGTTACAGTTGCTCCTTTAAGTGATGCCTGTCCCGCGGTTGATCCTCCAAATGTAGCAATTGTTAAACCAATATCTAGTAATATAGAACCTAAATTAACTCCTCTTGAGGTAGAAGCGGATATATTTCGTCTAAACATATTTAAAGCAACCGCTTCTGCTCTTCCTGAAAACTCTGTTTCTATAGCATCTTCTAAGCTTTCACTGTACAGACTTATATATTTTTCATCTAGTGCATCAAAGTAAATCTTAGGATCTAAGTGTTTATCTTTTGCAATTGATGCTAGTGCTCCTGCTACTCCAACTAACATTTCTTCGTCAGTCCCATCATCACCTGGATCGCCTAGTCCAACTAATGATCCTATATTATTATTAATAGTTCCAAAAACTCCTAAATCTCCCTTTGTAGATTGGCGTAGTATTTTAGCAGCAAGAGATATATCTACGTCACCAAACGCAAATTCTTTATTAGTTAAATACATCTCGTATTTAGGAGATTTAGGATCTGACATGTCTGCTGTTATGTGTAGGACATCATCTCCGATAAATCCCCATTCCTTTGTATCAATTTGAAGGACACTTGAATCCGTGGTTTCACCATCTTCTAGTCCAGAAAGTTTGGCACTTAGCTCTTCTAGAAAATCCTCGTTATCTAGGTAATCTTTCAATCTTACTCTTAGATCATCAGAAACTACTGCTCCTCTTTCATTCAATACTTGAAATTTACTATTTTTATAATTAGTTGCGTTATACATCATCAATTTGTTTTTTTATTCGTTATCAAAAGTTTTTATAAGCTTGTTTGTCCCATGAGGCTGCATAGCTTGTCCCGGTAACTTTAGTTCCGTCTCCAGTTTCTGATGATTCGCCAGATGACGGAAATATTCGAGTTCCATCATCATAATATAACATACTTCTTAGGTTATCACCATTCATTTCAGAATCCCCATACTCGTCTTCATATTCCTTTATAACTTTATTTTTAAATTCTTCATCGGTAAACAGCTTAGTAAAAAAGTCTTTATCCTGTTTATTTGTTATCTCAGAATCAGTAAAAAGAGGAGAGTTGTTAATTTGTCTACCGCTCAGGTTATTATCTGCATCTGTGTACCAAACTACTCTAGGAGATTCCCATGATATTGCTCCTATTGGACCATTTTCATTTCGATAAGGTTCCATTTCAATCTTTCCTCCTCCTCCAATGGTACATACATATGTTACACCATTGGTACTCATAGTGTATCTAAATCTATTTCCTAGAGATTCTTCTGTTACTTCGGATCCTTCGGCGTCATTTGTCGTTCCATCCTCTGCCGGTTCAGTTTCTTCAGGACCTCCGTCATCTTGTTCAACTGTTTCAATATTTGTCCTAATTATCCCGTCAAGTGAATCTGTCTTATTACTCAGTTCCTCTAGAGAAGTAGTTGATACAAATTCAATACTAGCATCAAGTTCTGGAAATTCAGTTCTAGGCGTAATTGTAAACTGTATTTTTTCCTTTCTAGGAGTATCCTTCTTAACTGTATACATTATAAAATATTTACCAAAGAAATTACTATCTAATTTTCCAAACGTATTTAAGAATCCGTTCTGGTTATTTAAATAGTTTTTAAGTTCGTTAGCACCTGCGTTTGTCATGTTAGACTTAGAATCTAATACTTGCATTTCGTTCACAGTTTTCACCATGAAGTTTCTATCGTTTTGTATTTTGATAACAACTTTAAATTTCTTACCATTTGGAGATACATACACGTGTTTGCTTCTATTTCTACCGTAAGCTCCCTCGTTTACTTTATTCCATGAATCAAATGAATTAACCATTTTTCGTAGTTTTATTTTATTTATCTCATAATAAATAATAAAAATAAATCTGTGGCGTGAAATTTAAGAACTTTAATCAATATTCTAGACAGTATTCTAATGATGTTACATCCTTCACTAATAGAGTAGCAATCGCCACAAATGAAGAAATTGATTTTCCTTACTTCGATTATATTAAAAATAAATTTGATCTTAAGGAAAATTATAAGAATATTCCGATTATTGTGTCTGATGACTTCTCTAATGAATCTGTTGCGTTATATGAATCTGAAGAGTTTACATATAACCTTAATGAACTTCCGTCAATGAAACAGGTGTTTGAAGACTTTAAGACCAGCAGTTTTACTACTAATCAAACATATAATATAAAGGAAGTTAAATCTCTTAAGTTTCCAATAACTGCGTATAGCAAACGTGGAGAAACCGAGTTTAAAACAATCGGAAAGCTAAGGTCATCTGAAGATATATACAACAGATTTAGAGAAAAAATAGTACCTAAAACTAAATTTACAGTCCTTTCTTTTAAGGGAGATCCTATAAGTATAGTTGAAACTATTAATAATTTTCCGCTAGATGTTGATCTTAGAAGATTTACATTTTTAAGTGAAGTTAGTAAAATTTCTAAGGCACTACATGAAAAATACGACTTAGACTTTTATAACATTGAATTACTTGAATCTATAAAGGGAGGATTATACATTAATGGTGTGAATAGAAAACTAGATCTTAATCCACATCAGGCGATCAAAGTATATGAAGCAGCATACTCAGATTATTATTCAACTAGGGTACCAAACTGGGTAAAGGAACAAATGATTAATGAAAGTGTTAGTAGCTATTACAAACAGAAATATTTAGATTCTCAATTAGTAAAATCTAAGCACACATTTAAATACGATAAATACATAAACACTTAAATCTAAATAAAATGGAAATTATAACCTTTTTTGAGTTAATTAAAATAGAAGTAGAATATCAAATAAGATGGATAGATGGACCTGTTTATTACAAAAAAGAAAAAGAAAGTAAAGTTTGGAAATTTTGCACCGATAGAGAATTTGCTCAAAATGTTAATCCTGGCAACTTAATTAAATGGAATCGAGATATATAAAATAAAGAAAAACTAAAATGGTACAACAAGAAAATTATATGTTTTTTAAAAATCTAGAGCAAATAATGAGACAGGCACAACTATTGTATCAAATGGATCATGAAATGATAGACCAAATTTTACAAAACGGTCATGACTGGGCAGATGACCATGTATCAGTCGCAAAAGAAAATATGGACCAAGTATTTGATTTTATTATGAATACTAAAACAGCAGTACCAATAGCGCAGGATTTGATAAATTCTAAAGAGGTTCCAGTACCAAATAGAAATACGGAAATTAAAAATTCATTAGATTCAATATCAGGTGAATTACATCAATTTGAAAGCAAAGTCGCTAAGTTTGAAGAATATATAAAATTCAGTAATGATAAAATTTAAAAGCTTTAATGAATTTATACTAAACGAATCAAACGGTAATCATAAGACAATAAAGAATACCGCGGGAGTAGCTATCATTTGGGAAAATAAGATTTTAGTGGTTCATCCGACGGGAGCAAGCTGGCAGAGTAACGCATATGGCATACCAAAGGGAGGAATTGAAAGTGGAGAAGAAGACATAGATGCTGCGATCAGAGAACTAAGAGAGGAAACCGGAATAATATTAAGACACAGCGATTTAGATCTAGAAGTACAAGTAGCTAATAGATTTAGAAAAGATGGAACTGTTAAATCTCAACTAATATATTACACGATGACTATAGAACATCCTAATCAAATAGGTCTAGCAGATCACCGGGTTCCTAAATCCCAGTTACAGCTTGAGGAAATAGACTGGGCAGGATTTATTGATATTTCGGAAGTATATTCAAAAATGCATGTATCTCAGATGATTATACTAGATAGATTAAGATAAATAATATTATAATATGGAAAACTTAGAATCATTTGACAGTTGGCTTAATTCAGAAAATACATCTGTGATCGAAAAATCAATACCTAATAATATTGATGGATATGGAAAAGAACATGGATTAACAAGAAAGTCGTCTCATAAACCGCTCGCTCTACCGGATAAACCGTTTGGTGATATTGTAACTTCTGCATATGCCAATGTAAATGTTCCGACTAGAACGATTAGTGGGACAAGTAGTAAAGACAAACCAAATTCTGGTAATTTAGGATGTGCCGCCGCTGTTTCTCTTATATTCTTCAGAGCAACTGGATATCCATTAGTAAGAAATAAAAAACTTGAGCTAAGTACAGGAACAATGTGGGACTTTCTAATTAAAAGTCCAAAATGGAAAATCAGACCTAATTGGAAGTCAGATAGCCAACCTGGAGATATTATAATAACAAGAAGAGGCTCTTCAGCTGGACATGTCGGAGTTGTAGTAGATGACAACAAGATTATATCAAATTCGTCAGGAGGATTTAAAGGAGATAAAAAGGGACAAATTGAACTAAACTATACGCTTGACGGATGGAAATCAGTAGCGCGACGTAATCCTACTAAAACTGCGTCATTTGAGTATATAGGAAAATACAGAACTGAATGGGATGGACCTGATGCTGAGCCTAACGAAATTGACGCAGGCGGCAGTGGGGACAGCAGAAGCGGCAGTGGGGACAGCAGAAGCGACAGTGGGGACAGCAGTGGAAGTGCATCAAAGTCCGTAAATTCTAAAAGAAAAAGAAGTAGATATTATTATAAAGTATACGACAAAGATAACCGAAGATTTCTTACTGCCAAGTATAAAGGAGACATGTTTAAAGTATATAACAGAAAGAAAAAGAAAGTAGGAGAAGTATTTTTAAAGGAAGGAGCTATCATAATGGATGGTAAAGATATATCCCAAACTGAAGTAGGAATAGTATTTAAAAAATTATTTAAAATCGCAGCCAAGGGACAGGTCATATCTAACAACGGAAAAGACTATATTGAAATTGATAGAAAAGTTAAAAAGGGTGGCAAGGTTAAACATAACTACTCAGGAGAAAAAGCAAGAAACATTTCGTTAATCGAAGAAGAAGCAATTAAACAGGGAGTAGTAAATCCAAATTCTATAATTGCAATTCTATCAGTTATAGGTAAAGAAACCCATTTTATTCCAAAAAATGAACATTCATACAGTGGAACAACAGCACAGCGTCTAAAAGATGTGATATTTAAAGAAACCCTTAAACATTTATCATATGATGAAGTTGATGTCTTAAAAATGGACAACGTCGCGTTCTACGATACAGTATATGGATATATAGCCAATGATAACGGATATCATAAGTGGAACGCACCTGCTGCTCCTGGAGATGGATATAAATGGAGAGGTCGCGGATTTAATCAATTAACCTTTAAAAAATCATATAAAAAGATGGCCGATCTCATTGGAATGCAATCTATTATGTCTAATCCGGATTCATTGAACGATCCTAAAGTAGCAGCTGAAGTTGCGGTTAAGTTCCTATTAAAACGATTAGCTCAGAAATCAATAGATCCGAATGAGTTTGATACACCACGCGCAGCCATCCTTAAATATGCAGCAGCAAATGCAGGTTGGGGTAGAGATCCATCTACACAAATCGCTCATTCTAATGAAATTGAACCAAATTTTTCAATAGCATAAAACCTTTTAATTTAATGTTAGTAAAATACTAATATAAAAATTAATAATAATATGCAAGCAAACGCAAACGAAAACAATTTAACCACCGAAGAAGTAGTAAGTGAAGTTACGGATACTCAGAAACCAGAATCTCATGAAGAGCCTCATGAAGAACCTAAAGTTGAACTATCTCCTGATGAGCAAAAACATGAAGACCTTAAGGTTGAAAGAATGGGAAAGTTCACAATCGGATTAGGATACAGCGATGCCGTATTCTTCAGAAATCTATTAGATAAGTCTCAATTCAAAGGCCCACAACAAGCATATCTATTAATTGTCGCAAAAGCAGAACTATCTCAAGTAGTGGCAGGACTAAAGGACCAGGATAAAAATACTAGGTATGAGGTTGAATTAACATCTGCATGTATTGAATCTCTTGGATTTTTCATGAACGCATTCGAAGGAAAAGGGTCAGACTCTGCTACTAAATTATTTACAGCAAGCATGTTGCTTCGTCCATCAATGGGAAAAATAAACGAATTAGATAACAAATTAGCTGAATTAGATAAAAAATTAGCTGAATCCAAACCATCGTAGTAAAAATCTTAATATATAAGATATATAATAAAAATCATTTTTTGTTAAACATGAATGATAAATAATAAAAAATTTAATTCAAAATGAAAGTAAAAGATTTTAAAGGATTCATGAATTCTAAATCATTAAATGAAGACGAAATGTATGATGGCGCCTACGCAGGAGCTAATCCAGAAGAAGGAGAAGCGGAAGAAATGCCAGATGGTGAAATGAATGATGAGTTTGCAGATGAAGATGAAGAAGGAATGGAAGAAGAGGAAGTAACCCTTGAAGACCTTAAAGCAATTGTTGATGATTTAACTGAACGACTTGAAGCCTTAGAAGGTGACGATGAAGAAGGTGAAGACGAGGAAATGGAAGAAGGTGAAGACGAGGAAATGGAAGAAGGTGAAGACGAGGAAATGGAAGAAGGTGAAGACGAGGAAGAAGTTTAATCTAATCTGACTACAATACTTATAAAAATAGGGAATCATTATAAATGTTTCCCTATTTTTTTATGTAATAAATAACCATATATGCAACACATTAGAAACAGTATTATACCGATGTTTGAAGGATTTTGCCGAAAGAACGAAATTGACGGCAAAGATATAGTTGCTACAATATCTGGAATAAAGGTAACACTTAATGTCGCCGCTAATATTGATACTCAAGCCAAAGGATTAATGGGGTCAGATGAGCCAGAAAACAACAATGGAATGATATTTGTGTATGATTCTGATGACACATTAGAATTCTGGATGAAAAACGTAGAATATCCATTAGATATATTATTTTTTAATTCTAAATTGGAACTAGTAGACAACCTTACAATGTCGCCATATTCAGGAGAAGCTGACGAAGATTTAAAGATATACAAAAGTAAATCACCTGCGCGATACGCAGTTGAGCTTAGGTCAGGATGGGCAGAGTCCAATTTAAAGGGAGACACAGATGTTACATTAAAATTTTAACGGACTTAGGACCGTCATAGTTATACTATGAAAAAACCCGAGAATGTATCGCTACTACTCGGGTTTTTATATGTTTAATAAAATTAGTATAATAATACTATGAATATAAAAACAATACTCGACGAAATTGCAGCTGAGCCGGGTTCCAATGCAAAAATGGATATCCTTAGTAAGTACAAAGATAATGACCTTCTTAAGAGGGTTATGTATGCTGCTAAAAGCCCAAGGGTAAAATACTACATCAAACAAATTCCAGAACATTGTTTCGATCTTTCATATGACTATGTTAAATTAGAAGACGCCTTAAAAAATCTTAGCAAACTATCAAATAGGGAATATACGGGAGGTCAGGCGTCAGAATGGCTTCAATCTATTTTAAATTCTCTTAGTGAAGACGATGCATATATAATTGTTAGAATCATTGAAAAAGATCTAAAAATTGGAATGGGAACTTCTAATATTAATAAGGTATTTCCTAAATTAATTGAAAAGACTCCTTATATGGGAGCAAAATCATTTAATGAAAAATTAGCAAGAGATATTATTGATAATGGAATGGCATACTCTCAAATTAAAATGGATGGTAGATATTGCAATGCTATTATAGAAGATGGAGAAGTTTATTTAGAATCAAGATCAGGAGAAGAAACATATCTTCCTGGATCAAAAATTATGTCTGACTTTAAACTGTTTGACGAAGACTGTGTTGTTAATGGAGAATTAACAATAGCTGGAATTGATAGAAACGAAAGCAATGGAGTAATCAACTCAGCGATTAGTATTTCCAACAAGATTAAGGACGGAGAACCTACAACAAAAGATAAAGAACATTTATTTGAACGTCATAATATGACATACGAGCAAGTTCTAGAGAATATCATATTTACTGCGTGGGATATTATCGACCTATCTGATTATAATGATAAGAAGAGTAACGTACCTTATAATGACAGACTTCATCGTATCATGACATTTATTATCGAACACCAAGATGATAGTGTAGGTGGTATCGAAATGGTAGAACAAAAACTAGTATCCACATATAAAGATGCAATGGAACACTTCGTTGAGGTTCTTAACCTAGGATTAGAAGGAACTATCCTTAAATCATTCAATGGTACATGGAAGGACGGTAAGCCTAACTGGCAGATTAAAATGAAATTGGAGATAGAAACTTCAATGAAGATCATTGGGTTCAACTACGGAACAGTAGGCAGCAAAAATGAGCATGTTATATCATCTCTTACTGTTGAATCATCAGATGGAAAGGTAGTAACTAAACCTACTGGGATCAAGGAGAAAGACATGAAATATATTACTTCCAATCAGGATATGCTAATGGGAGCAATAATTGAAATGAAATCTTGTGGATTGTCTCATGATAGTAAAGGTAATTATTCAATGCTTCATCCGGTATTCAAATACATTAGAACTGACAAGGACGAAGCTGATTCATTTGAATCTATCCAAGAAATAGAAAATATGGCAAAATCTCTTAATTAGAGTAAAACCTGTTACTACGACTAAGTATAAAACTATTAATTAATCAATAACTAAATTTAAAATTAAAGTAATGAAATATTACATGGCAAGAGTACAATTTGAGACAATTAACGAACAAAACGGTCGTATTCAAAAAACAAAAGAAAACTATTTGGTAGAGGCACTAAGTGTATCCGACGTAGAAGATAAACTTAAGGAAAAGTTTGAAGAGGGAATGGCAGAGTTCTCAGTAATCAAAGTAGATGAGTCTAACATAATGGGAATTATTAAATAGTTTATATACATGAGCATGATGCCAACATCAGCAGCCGAGAAGATATATTCCATACTACAGAGATACGCTGAAGCAAGTCCACGATATTATGACAGTGAAATGTTTATATATAACTTCGGAGTAGTGCCAAACGGTTTAGAGAAATTTAGACTTAACTGCATCGATGGAAAGCGTAGAACTTTTATAAAGGATAAGAATACATACAGATTGGAGGGACATGGACACAGTAAAGTAAATACTATAATTAAAAAGATTATAGGCGAGACGTCAACTATTATAAAAGACTTTAAGGTAAGTGAAATTTAAGGTTCCAATAGATAAGAAAAGTGATTTTCCAATGATATTCTTTGAATTTTTTGCAAGTAGGATGCAAACATTTGCAAGCGAATATAACAGGTGGCCTGATAAAGTAACATTTCTTGGAAACATTGGAAAGGAACTAATTAATATAATAGAAGAAGAGGGATGGGACTTTACTAAATTTAACATATCCCATAAGTCTACGTTATTAGAAAAAATTATTATTGAATATACTAGACCAATAGATGAAATAGACGATCTTGGATATCTAACAGGAGATTCGCTAAATGGCAAAACAATGGACGGAATACCCGGATCTAACACAATTGATAAACTAAAGGCACACTCCTTAAATACAAGTTTTAGAATAGAGCGTAAAATCCGACCAAGTATGGAAATTAAGCTAGTGAGGTAGCTACAGCACACCTAAATATCTTTAATATTTAAATAAAAATTATCATTATTTTCTGATAAATAATAAAAATGACGATAAAAAACACATTTAGATATGAGAGTTAAAAATTATATTAAGGGATTTAACACGTTTAACCAGTCTTCTTCAATTAATGAAATGGCATCTGAACTAACCAAGCTCGGAGTTCCAAAAAATTTAATGCAGTTTATTCACAAGTTAAGCGGTAAAGTTCAATCTTGGTCACACCGAGGAGATAAACAAGTAGATCCTAGAACAGGATCTGAATTAGATAAATTTCACACCTTTCAGGAGCCACGCGCTGCTAGATTAGGTCCGTTTCCGGCACGTGAAGATGTTCCACTTTCACATGATACTCAAGTAATCGGTACTAAAACCGGACAGAGAAACATATTTCACTATTTAACTCAAGTTCTTGATTCTAGAAAGGACTCAGGTCTTAGGTTAATATTGATTAATCCTAATGATGATCAAATTCACTATATTACTCGTAAAACTGGTAAAACTACACCTGCACAAAGAGCAGATAAATACGGACATGAATATACTGGAGCACAAACTAGGAACATGTCAAGAGAAGATGGAGTAGCTGAAAAATTAGGATTATACGTAAGGGTAGTTACAATAGACGCAGATTCAGGAAACCCTGTTGCAGGATGGGAAGGAACAATCGGTCAAATGAGAGATGATATGGATGATGATTCAGTATTGTATATAATGGAAGAGGAAAATAGGGTTAGAACTAAAAGAACTACTAGATCAGAACGTAAAACACTTACTGAAGATCAGTTTATTAAATACTTTATAGATAATTTCAAATCAATAGCTGATAAGTTTGCATCTTCAGCTATTGATAAGAAATCAGAAGAATGGAAAGAAATTCATGACACTCTTACTCCTGCTGAGATTAGATCAATGTCTTTAATGGGGCAAGGTAATGACACCGAGCTTGGACGTAAAAAATCTAAGCTAGATCAACTTGCTAAAGAAATAGATGAAGGAGGAGTTAATCCAGATTCACTTAAAATGGAATTAGATCAATTTCAAAAACTTGCAATGCGAGAAGGAGAATATTCCCCTGTCGGAACTAACTATACTGACAAGCAAAAGGCAAGCATATCGGATATGGCATCGGTTCACACTGTTCCAGTACTTGCTTCCATGTTCTTACAGTATGTTACTCTTAAGAAAGTATCTAAACCATTCTACACCGATGATCCATTTAAGGAATTCGGATTAGATGACTTGTTATTCGATATGGACTAATTATAAATATTACACAATGAGTTCTAAACACAACGACGCAATAGCAGATATAAATATTGAAAGGTTAAAACAAAGAGACCGAGATATATCAAATGTAGTTAATCGATATATGAGAATAAAAAGAAAAAGTTTTTTTAGAAAAATATTGAGATTAGGGATTAGAGATAATTGACACCTATTATAACTTTTGAATAATTTAATATAATATATGCCAATGTACAATTTCAACGAATATTTACACTCATTAAACGAGTCAGCAGGATCTGCCACTATTAAAAATATAGTTACAAATGTTATATCAGATGGTGGTAAGTCTAAGAAGTATTCAGATTTATTTGTAGACAGCAACGGATTCACGGCAGTTGGCATATTACATTTTACTAAATCTGGATTAGAACGGCTATACGAGGGAATAGGTGATACATTATGTAGAAAATATTTTAAGTTAAGCTTAAAAGAAATGATCGCATCTATTAAAAAACACGACGGACATGAAATAGATGATAAAGAGTGGGAGAAGGGAATGAAAAATTTCTTATCTTCAAGTAATAGCATACCGGTGCAAGATAGGGTAGTAGCTAAAAAGTTTTCGAGCTACTTCAAAAAATACGCAAATGCATGGAAAACAGACAGAGAGTATGCAATTGGTGTAAGTATAATTAACTCGTCACCGAGAACGTTTAAATCACTCGGTGAAAAATACAACTGGGATGCTGAAAAAATGATGTTTGGTTATTGTAAATCTGAATCGGATAAACACGTGAGAAGAGGTAAACCAGGAGGTAGATGCAGAACTAGATGTAATAAGCTTGGAGAATATTATCCGTATATGGGAGATAAGAATAAATATCACTTTAAAGGATGCGAAGATTTAATAGACTCAAATGGAATAGCAGTGACTACTTTTCCATGGAATGAGGTGGTTAAACCTAAGCAAACAAAGGATATACCAACATTGAATAAAACTTCAAAGTCGACATTTGTAAATGATAAGGGAGTTAAAGTTAACAAGCCAACATCAGACGCAATAGTTATAGATGACTATGACAAATGATCGTTTTATTAATCAGTGAGATCCTCGGTTTTCTCTGGAGTATTTACGCCCTTAATAGATTTGTAAGCACTGATAAATTTACCACCAAATACATATCCACCGAATAATGTTATAGCGTATTGTAATGCTTCTAATATTATCTTAAACTTATCTATTTCAATCTCCCATTTAGCACTAATACCGGCGATTGTTAGAATTCCTAAGGTTAGGTAGTATGCAATAACTGACCATAGTAGATAAACTCTACCTTGTGAATATTTACCACGCTCCTTAAGCATGTCAGTAAACATCCTAAAATATCTTTTTTCTTTACTCATCACCATTCATTTTTTTATTATTTATCACAGTATGATGTCACATTATAAGACTTATTAAGGTTCACTCATGTTGAATCTAAGACATTCTATATTTTAATAGTGATAATTATTGTAGTATATTAGATATGTAACCAAATACTTCCTATGAAATCATTAATCACATTATTATTAGTTATTATAGCTTCAGTATGTTATTCACAGAAAAAAATATCGTCTGTTGATGATTTACGGAAATGGAATAAACTCGTAGATAGTACCCAGTCTCACTTTAACGGAGAAGATAATATAGACTCTGTTTTGATTTTGTTAAATAACTATAGAGTAGAAAATGATGTTAACACTTTGATATTAACTGAAAGCCTATGCAACGTTGCTAAAATA